CTATTCATTTAGGTAGGTTTTTGCATATTCGTATAGTTTCCTTACTGTGTGTAACCTTGCATTTTCAAGTTTCGTATTACCGTTTCGCAAATCTTGAACTGTTTGATATGGTACCCCAGTATTTTTAGAAATTTTTGAACCGTTTTCCTTTTTAAAAAGAGTTTGAATTTCTTCAATTATTTCATCGAAGTTGGTCATTTTTTACCATTCCTTTTATCTCTGTACATTTTTAATATAACTAAAGTTGTGGCTAATGTAAGTGCAGCGCTCGTATAAGAATTACCGACAAATAAGTTTATCCATAATAAAATAACTAAAGTGATCGCAATTGTTTTCATATATACAACATGTTAGAATTTATATAGGCAAGCCCCGAAGGGCTATTACCTATTTTTCTTTATCGTCTTTCAGTGCTTTGATGACTGCCATTGTCGAAACCACTGTAAAGGCGATGTTTGCTATTCTTTCCAAATTCTCTAACATGTTTTCCCTCCCTTCTTTATATATTAATTATATCACGGTTAATCGTGATAAACAACCCTTTTCTTAAAGTTTTTTAATTTATTTACATAAAAAAATAGGGCAAGCACATAAGTGCCTACCCTTGTAATATAATCTCGCGGTAATTTTATTATAACATCATCACATTACCAATTCCATTTTAATTTACCCCAATACTTCTCATTTTTAACCTTTTCTTTGTTATCAGTAATCTTACAAATAGCACTGTAGTATGTTTTACCTTTAGATGTGTAGCTTATCCACCAATACCCATCGGCTTTGACAATGAAATTAAATTTAATAGTCTTAACCCTTGTGAACGATAGTACATTATTACTTACAACTTTACCATTTATTGATGGAGAAGTTCTCACTTTAATTGCTGTATTAGGTGTGAATCTACCCTTCCAGTTCCATTTAGTTTGTTTAGTTTGTTTAGCTTTTTTACTTCCTCCACTTGTACCACCAATTGCTTTACCATTGATAGCCCCTGCAAGTTCTTTACTAAACTTGTCATAGTTCTTTTTAAGATAATTCATATCTTTTTTGTTTGTAATGAATCCCATTTCAACAAGTCTATAATTTATGTTTAAACGACCTGACACATTCGCGTTCAATAAATCATTACGTGGGTCAATACCTCTTATTGTTCCTACAGTCGCTTTCAAGCAGTTATTTATATCTTTATCAATCTTGTCTGCTGGCCACTGGTTAGATATAATTACATGACCACCTGTTGCACTTGCACTAGCTGCGTCAAGATGTAATTCAACTACAATGTCATATTTCTGCTGTTTAACCCAATACATACCATAATTTTTAGTATCTCCTAGACGTTCACCGTATGCAGTATCGGTATATAAGTTTTGGTCTTGTTTACTTCCACCGTATAAATCTACAGTGTGTCCAGCTTGTTTAAGATACTTTTGTACGTTTGGAGCAATGTATTTACGAATGAAGTCACGTTCGTTTGTGCCATTAGCAACTGCACCAGGATCATTATATCCATGACCACTAGCGATTAGAATTTTCTTACCTTTTGTTTTAGATGTGCTAGGTTTAAAAACTTTATCTTTTACTTTAGATACAACACTAGCTTTAGCTTTATAATGTGGACGAATGAAATACATATTCATATCATAAGTGTGAGTGACAAGTTGAGCGACCTCTGTTTTATATCTTCCACCACCATACCAATTTTGTTCTAATCCTACGAAAGTGTTTAAGTTAGCGCTCCACACCGTACCAGTGTGACCAGCGCCTTCACCATACTTTTCATCCATTACAAAAATATCTCCTTCTTCTGGAAGGAATGATGGCGTATTTTTATAGACAGTTGCTAAACCGTTAAAATTGTTTTCAAAAGGTATGTCCTTAGCATAGTAACCATATAACTTACCACCGGTTAAATAGTTCCACTGCATGTTACTTAGATCAAAGCACTGCCAACCAAATGCCCCATCGAAGTCCCAACCTTTTCCTTTCAAAGTTTTCATATAAGCTATTGCTTGCGCTTTAGTTTTATTTACAGTCATTTAATCCCTCCTATATTTGTCCGTCTTTATCTGCGTCAAAATCACTAGGTGCCTTACCGTTAGTCGGTTGTTTCTTTTCGTACTTCAATTCTTTTAATTTATCGTTAGCTTGTTTACCTTCTTTAGTTATAGGGTTATCTTTATAAGCTGTATATGCTCCAATAATCCACACAACAATATCGCTTAACATTTGGTCGTCACTAGGAATAGGACTGATACCATGTTTTGTAAGTTGTTGATTTATTAAAGCTAAAATTAAAGCTAGAATCCTTACTGCGGTTCCTTTTGTAATATTCATCTAAAAACCTCCATAAATTTATGCATAATAAAAAGCCGACACAAATGTGCCGACTAAATCTATTTAAAAAAAGATATGCGCTACTCCAAACGCACCAACTAGCACTGTTCCTAAAGTAGTTATAATTGCAACAGTGATTTGCACGCTTCCAGCTTTCTTTTCTTCAGATACTTTAATAATGTTATTTATATTTCTTTCGTGTGCATTTGATTGGTCTTCAACTTTTGTTACGCGCTTATCAAATTTGATTAAGTTATCATTTATTCTGTCTAAGCTAGAAATCATTTTCCCTTGTTGTTCTATTGTTTGTTCTCCACGTTGTCTATCTAAATCTAACTTTTTATCAAGATTATGAAATAAGTCTTTTAACTCCCCGTCTCTTTCGTCAATGTATCGGTACATTTTACGTTCTCTAGTATTAAGAACTTCATGGGTAATATATTTATTTTCTTCTAGCATAGATTTCTGCACCACCAATAAACGCTAATACACCAGTCCATACCGTTAGTATTAAAAAATTAAATGGCGTTAACCAATTTAAATTGTTGTACATACCAGCACTCGTCATAATGAAATAAAATATCGCGGAAGTTCCACCACCGACAAATGAAACTAAATGATATTTTATGGAATGTTCCATTGACGTTACAAATAACGCACTAGAGGTATAAATGATACCAGTAACCATAACTATTAATCCCCAAAGCCAAATAGGCATAATTTCATGTAATGCTAAATAAAATGGAGAATCATGTAAAACTGATTCTGGTCTTGTAAACCAGAGAACACCTCTACCAGTTATGGTTGCTCCTAGTAATATTGACTGAAGAATTAGTATTATCTCTTTTGTCTCTAACTTATCCACACTCAACATTTTCTTCATTCACTCACCCACTTTCTATAAAATAAAACCACAAGCCTAAGCCTGTGGTTGTTCTGGATATTTTTCACCCGTAATTAAAACATAGTCTTCTTTATCAATAGCTCCCATTGTTACAAACCATTGAATATCTTGGTTGGTGTAGCAACCCCAGCCATAAGTTATCTGTATATCATTAAACGTTGGAAAGAACATCTCCATGTTACTCAACTCCCTTAGCTTCTTTTAACTTCTCAATTTCTTTTTCTAGTTCAACAATTTTCTGTGTTGCTTTCGCATTTTGTTGAGCCATTTGCATAGATAATTTTGTACCTTGAAGAGATTGCTTTTGTAGATTAGAAACCATTGTTTTTAATTGTTCAACACTTTTAGAATCGCTATTTATTTCATTCACTATAGGTGTTTCGTTAATAATTCCTTCTTGAAAGTTATTGTTGTAAGTGACTTTTTCGTTTTCATATAAGAACTTCCCACTCTTAAATTCAGGTATAAAAGTATCAGGAAGGATAGAATCATCTATCTCTATCCCTCCATCAAATCCACCGATAATAGCATAAGAAGTGATTAAATTATCACTGTTTAATAATATTTGCATTACTTACGCACCCCCACAATTTTTGTAATGGTACATTTATTTGCATTTGCACCTGAACCGATTTGTTGACCTATGTCAAAATATACATCATTAGCTATAGTTAATTGAGTTCTATTTGTTTTAGTTAGACCAATTTCATATATAGCCCCACCGTTTCCATCAGCATCTACTATGTTAGATGGGGTTAAGTTTATTCTAGATGTTCCAATCGGATTACCAATTTCAGTCAGTAGCCCACCTGGAAACGTTCCATAAAAGATTAATAATATAAAGTTATCAAGTGTTTCTGATAAGTTAATAACTGAACCTACACCATTTGCAGTACCTTCAAATATAGTAGTGTTTCGATTGCTGTACTTGCTATCAGCATAAGCTTTTGCGTTACCTTCTGCTACGTTTGCCTTAGCTTGTGCACTTGTTGTAGTTTCCATATCAGCAATCGGATTTTCCCATTCTAACCAAGTATTGTAAAACCTTTTTATAAATCTTTGACTTGAATTATAAGGTCTAAATTCTAAATATTGGACAGCCCCTCTACTAAACTTAGTTAACCAACCATTATTAGACGTAGCATTTGTCGGTGTTCCTGTAGAAGAAATTATATATCTAGTCCCTGTAGTAAGGTTAGATAATTGATCACTATTGTTAAAATCAATTTTCAAAGTACTATCGTATAAATTCGTTCCATCATCATTTGTTACTTTGTGCTTCTGCCAATTAGCAGTAACTCCTGTAGTGACTAACCCACTACCTTTTACTGATTCTCTAAATGCAGCTGATTGTGTATCAATGTATTGCTTATCAGAGTCAAATTTATTACTGTACTCAGTACCTTTATCATTTAACTCTTTTAATTTAGCTGTGTGATTAGCATTGTAAGCGCTTTGTTTAGTGTTGATTAAGTTAGTTAATGCTGTAATACCGTCTTGAGTTGTTTGTTCTACTTGAGTAACATAGTCGTTCATGTTTGCAAAATCATTATTTAATTTCTCCATCATCTGAGCTACTTCTGCTCTCATATCAGAAAAATATTTAATTTCCCTTATCTTATCTTCAGCAGGTAAAGAAGCTATTAAATCGTTTGCTACATCAAAACTAAATTTACGTTGCACTACCACTTCTTCTTCATCTAAAGTCGTTACATAAACTTGACCTACAACACTTTTAGCAACTCTCATGAAATTATCAGGAATCGTATATGATACGACTCCATTTAATTCATCTAGGAAATCTAAATTATCATCCACTAAAAAACTATCCCCTGATTCAAGTGCTACAAAAACTTTCACGTTTTCTTCACTTAAAGCTAAAGGATAGTTATTACGAGTGATTTGAAATTGTAGTATTGCAGTTTGTCTATCTTGATTCCAAAATTGAACACCTAGTTGTGATAATGCTTGATAACTAGCTGTAGTTTCTAACGGAATACCTTTTATTTTATTCATTGACATATACTAAATACCTCCTATATATTTTTCCCATCCATTAGTGTCCACGGAGAAGTACGTTTATTCTCAGTAGTGGAGAAATAAGCTATATACATTTGTACCGCCGCTGTAGTAGTAACTCGTGTGATTGTTACTTTAAATACATATGTGCTTATATTTTCAACGTATGCTGTCATCCCCACACCTGATATCGGTAAATCTTTAATTTGTCGACTTCTATCGGATGTTATATACCATTGTTTATCCGCAATGATACCAATTTGGCTTATATCTGTTATATGGTTAGGAATACCATCAGATGGACCACCAATTGAGGTACTACCGATATGATTCCAATTAGTAGTAGTGTTAGAATCAGAGAATTTATTGATAGATACAATCCTTGTGAATTGCATGATATCTCGTGAAAACGTACTTCTTGTAAGTGTTTGTTTAACTTGTCCTGCTTGGTTTGGTGCGGATACTTGCAACCAATAACCAGCATCTCTCATTTCTTTAGGTAATGGGAAATCGGTAAGGTTTTGTATGTCTACGGTATATAAGTAATATTCACCTGGTTCAATGATATCTGATAGTTTAGTGAAATTAATTACTGGTAATGTCTTTGTACGTCCTCCAGTTTCCATTAATGATTGTGGTGTAGCTTGCGCAGTGAGTTTGTCGTACACGTCACGCATGAAAATACCATGTACTTGATGTGAACGATAGTTTCCAGCACCAACAGTCACACCTATGAGCATAGCTTTTTTACCTGTTCCTTTGTCATAGTACATTTGTATACCTTCAGCCTCTGCAAAGTTACCAGGAAATTCATTACCAATTTTCCCTACATCTGCTTGTTTTTGATACAATTGTTTCCCTGTTTTTAAGTCAAACACAGTAACAAAGTTAGGTACATTCGGGTCACTATCGCCTGAGTACCAATAAAGTTTTCCATCGTCATAAGCACATCCTTGCATAGGTTGCGCCCCTTGTGTTAATCGTCTAGGAATATCCATTTTATAGATTACTTTATCTACTCTATTATCCACATCAGATAGCTTTCTAACTTCAACATAGTTAGCTGAACCTCTTACATCCCATTCTGATTCGGGATATTGAATACGATACATAATCATGCCTTCATGTTCATTGATACTAGGTGTCATATAAGGTAGTTCTGGTTTACCTGTAAATACTTCTTCCATATCATAATCGCCATAACCAATACTCGTATCAGGTCTATATGAAAACCTTACCAATTTACATTTACGGTCATTATCATAAATAAATGAATAGATCCATAACTTATTATCTATCCAACGATAACCGTTTTGTGTTCCGTGTCCGCCACCGATTATTTCCATTTGAGATAGAAACTGTCCATTAGGTTGTAATCGTGAAATTTTATAATTATCTCCGTAAACTTGTGTCATATAAATAATTCCTGTTTCGTTATCTAAATGAAATGATTGCATAACAGAGTTTGTCCACGGACTTAAGTTAGTTAAATATTGCCACGACTGATTGGGTATATCAAAAGCAAATTCTTGTGCCAATACTTTCTCTTTTGCATCATTCACACTTTGCATGATTTCGTTTTTATCAGTCTCAAATCGAACATTGTCAGATAACAAACGGTCAAATAACGTTAAATGAGCTTGTCCTTTATTATCTACACGAGCGTCTTTTACTTCTTGCAAACTATTTTTAGCTTTAGATAAAACTAAATTACTATAACGTTTGCTTATGACTTTCAATCCATTATCAACTGTCCCGAATTTTTCATCGCTTATTTGCTTTGAACTGTGGGCGTTTAGATCTTCGTTCTTATGTTTTTCAAACTTATCTGTTAATTCATTAACAAAATCTTCGATTCTCAAAAAATTTGTGTGTAACTGCTGTCTGAATTCTTGTCCCAACGTTTGAGTTAAAGACTTCAATAATTTCAACATTTGCATTCTCCTATTCTTAAAGCATGATTGTTATATCAATTGGAAACCATAAACCACTTGTAACACTGTCCACTGTTGCACGTTCTATTTTGATCGTTCCATTAGTGTCTACTCTCATTCTTGTAAATTGAGCCATATTATTTACGACACTCATTGACTGAGAGAATTGTTTGTTTTCTTTAACAGCAAATGTCATCGATGAAGGTATTCTCCCAATCTCAACATTATTTGAAGTTAGACCTTTAAACGCACCTTTCAATGACAAAAAATAAACACCATTGACTGAGAATAGTCTAGCCTTAGGTGTACTTACTGTGTCATATGAAATTGCGCCATTTAAAAAAGAAATATTTTGCCAACCTGTATCGGTTACTGTAGGTATATTGGCTACTGCACTTTGTAAATTAGCTATCTGTGATTGAATATTGCTAACGTCTTCTTTTACTGTTCCTACATCAAAATCAGCAATATCTTCAGGAATACCTTCCACACAAGTAACGTGAGTAAATGGAAAGTACACCTCACCTTTTGCATCTAGTAATTGTCTAGCATTAATCTCAGGCATCTGTTAACACACTCCCCATTACATCGCTATAAAATTCTTGCTGTATGTTTTTATTTACGTTCCAATTTCCATTAGCTATCGTACTGTTTGCTCGTTTTATTCTTAGATTAATTTGATTTTGAATAGATATGATATCCTGCTTTGAATTACTGAATTCTACTTCGTTAGCTTTCTGAGATTTAGGATGATATTTAGTGAATTTCACTACTTTTAACTCTGTATTAAATCCTAATGGACGATGTATGAATCTAACTAAACTGTTCTCTTTAATATCGTCCTCAGTTATATAATGCCTATCATCCGCTTCTCCTAAATAGTTAGTAGATAATTCCACAGTTGGTTCATCATTAAGCGCTTCTTTTATTTGTTCTTCTACTTGTTCCTTAGTAGTAGCTGAGTCTGAGAAGATTGTAGGTGCTTGTATGTGTCCAAATGTTTCATAGTTAGGACTCTTATAAGTTGTTGTTGCATAATAAACTTCTGAGCCTTTTAAAACTGCTGTAAGGTTTAATATAGTCGTTTTTTCTGTACCTATCATCATCTGAGCAGGTTTCTTCTTATAATCTACGACTGATTGAGCACCTCTAAATACTGCTTTAAAAGTGTGTTCACCTTTTTCAAGATTTTTAGCTATGACAATAGATTCCGTTTTTGATGTTTTGTTGTAAGTATTAAAGGAATCGACTTTTACATTGTCCAAGTAGACATCTACTTTTCCGCCTTTAGAACCTCGTTTACGTGTCCAAGTAAGGGTTTCATTACCCCACTTACATGTAAATGTTTTTGTATAACTAGCCCCAACCTCCTCAGTGTTCCAAATACTCTCCTTAGTAAATTTACCTGAGTATTTTAGGTCTTTCGGTTTGATTGGTGTATAGTTCTTAGTTTCTTTAACTGTTTTCTTTTTACCATAACCTAGCCCTACTGTTTTTAGATCAGTTGTGACTATAGTAGCTTGTAATTCATCTGAATTACCTCTATATATAATTGGCGTTTCTGCCCTCTGATAGAATGTTTCAGGTTGATAAAAATAAATCTTTTTATTATCGGCAAAGTATATATAATTGAAATACTCAGCACCCGAAACGATGTGCTCCATTCCATTTTTACCACCAAGTTCTTCTACTGGTGAACGGTTATTCGTTTCTCCAATAATCTCGTAAGTAAAACCTAATGGATTATTTTTAAAACCAAATTCAATATATTGTTGTAGTGTATAACTAGGTACAGATTCCTCAGTTGCTTCTGTATTTAATTCTTCATCTTCCACATCTTTATCAATATAATGATTTTGAAATTCCATAAAAATATGTTTACCTATAATGTCATTTGTAATAACTTGACTATCATATTTAATAGCGCTTGATTTAATAACAAAATATTGACCTTCATAAATGATGTAATTTTCATTTGTTAACATATCAAATATATCTTCATGACCCACTGCTTTATAAGCAGTAAGAGAGATACTTCTTTCGTTATTAACTTCATATTCATAGGCAAAAGATTCAGGGTCATAGTCTGTGAACACTTCAGCATAGTTACCCGCTTTATTTTTGATAATTAATTCTTTCACACTATTCACCTACCTATATATGAAATTAAATTCAAATTCTGCCGATACATTACTCATACCATTACCATCTATTTCAATGTTGTTCATTCCAGGAATCAAAGTAATCCATTCGTGATTAGTATTTACGCCCACTCTGCTTTCACCAATTACTGGATTAACTCCATGCAATGTTAATGTTTGATAATCTTTTAATTCTCCTGTGTATTCAAATGTTTCACCTGTCATGTGGTTAGTCATTTTAAAACCATTCGGAGCATTGCCTTTTATTCTTATGATTAATTTATGATTTAATGGGTCGATAGTATCGTAACTACCATTCCATATTGAAAATCTTTTATTATTATGTTTGTAACTAATATCTCTATCAGTGATTAAACCACCTTCAAATTGCCAATTATCTGATAGAAAGTTAACGTCTAAAGTGTCTTTTAACGATTCACTATAGCCTTTATACACAACAAAACTTATCTCAAAACTGCCATATTTGGTACCTATATCTGTAATTGCATTTTCTGTACAGTAAACAGCGTACTTCTTGCCTGGCATATCTGAATGAACAATGTAAAAAGGCTCCCTTCTAAAAAGGAGCCCTCTAAGTCTTTGTTTTAATAAATTATAATCTTGTGTATCTGAACCACTATAAAAGAATCTGAGGATAAGATTAAAGGGTCCGAATGATGAATCACCAATCAAAACCCCATCTTTACCTTTGACTTCAAGTGTGTTGGCTCGAACCTCCACACCTTCTTCGTCGTAATCTAAAAACTTTAGACCGTTGATATCAGTTAAAACAGTTTGAAAGTTATCGTTAAACATTTTTACTGTTTTTACCAATTTTTATACCTCCATCATAGACCTAAATTATAACTTGCAATCCTCGCCCTATTACCTTGTGCTTGCGATACATCTTTTTCAGTAAACCCTTTAGGTTGTCCCTCGATGTTCTTAGTAACTCCTAGTAATTGCATTAACAAATTATTTTGTTCTTTTGTGGCTTCTAACTGTTGTTTCATAAGAGCAATTTCACTACTATTATTACCACCAGTAGACGGTGTGCGCATTTGGTTAGGGCGTTTATTTTTCTTATTACCTTCAATTCTTTGTCTAGCTATAGCAAGTAATTTCATTGCATCCGATTGGCGACTAGGGTCTGTTGGTATAACAAACTCTGGATGTCCTTCTTCAGCTAAGTTATACAAACCGGATGAATTGATTAATCCTCCTGTGGCAAATCGTCTCCCCCCAGTAGGACCCCAACCACCTCGACCTGAAGGTAAATTAGCACGCCAAGCACTGTTATTAAAGAATGCTAATAATTGATCGTAACCATTTAAAATGTTTCCATGACCTTTAACAGCATAAGATTTAAATGTTTTCGGAACATATTGTAATAGCCCTTGTGCAGGTTGACCTAGTAGAGTGTTAATATCAGTTATACCTTGCTTGATACCAGCATTACCGCCAGACTCGTGTTGTATTAAAGATACTAAATCATTAATATCATTTTGCCCGATTTTAACTTTCATTTGTTTTGCAGCACGTTTAATATCATCTGTCCATGCTTTAGCGGGTTTACTTCCGCCTGCTCCACCTTTACCATTTTTCTTCAACCAAGGTATTGGATCAGTTGAATTAGCATTACTTTCTCCACCTTCGTTTACTTGGAAATGTAAATGACGATAGTTTGTCATAGAACCAGTATTACCTGATTTACCGACTAATTGTCCTGCTTTTACAGATTCGCCAGTTTTTCTCAATTGTTCGGCTAAGTGCATGAACCATAATGATGTTTTACCTTTCGTTACTGTAATAGCATTACCACCACCGTATGGGTCGTACCATTTACGAACTTTGCCATCCATCGGTGTTTTTACTGGTGTTCCAACTTTCATGTCATAGTCGACACCGTGATGGACACCACCATTAAATGGGTAATTAGGATTAGGTTTTTTAGGAGGAGCTGAATATGGTTGCAATATTCTGTATCCATCAAATACTGAACCGTCACCAACTTGAGCATCCATTCCGCCTTTTATCCATTGTATAGCTGCAGATTTAATTTTTTTCCATCCAGCTTTTGTCATTTGACCAACAAGGTTATCATCTTTAAATTGTGAGAAGTCCACATTGAAAGCTTGTAATGCTAAGTCTAAAAGTTTTCCGGGATTATCTACGTAATCCATAACATCTTTCACTTTGCCACCTAGCCATTTAGCGCCTCCACCTACTGCTTCTTTGGCTTTTGTATAACCATTTTTAACAGAATTTCCAATCCATTTACCTGTATCCATTGCTTTATCTTTAACCCAACTACCTAAGCTAAAGTGTGGTAAATCAACTGTTCCAGTAGATAACATTTTCTGTGTTGTAGCACCGTTGATGACGGATGACCCTTTAGGTAAGAATGTAGTTGTATCCTTAGCAGGTGTTAAAGCAGTACGTCCATTTGGATAGCGAATCATTTCACGACGACCGTCTTTACCTTTACCATTACCAGGTCCTTTGTCGCCAACTACTGCCATAGTGCCATGTTTTAATGCACCATCACCAGTAGTTTTGATTTGACGATTAATAGTTTGTGTACCAGTAGAAAGTTTAGGAATGTTAGGTAAACCTAATTTGCCTCCGACCCAGTTTAAACCTTTAATCAAACCATTTAATCCAGATTTAACAGCATCAACCATACCGGTTATGTGGCCTTTTATTTTTCCAATAATATTCTTAAGTCCGTCTTTCATATTATTGAATATACCTTTTACTTTTGACCACAGTCCGGAAGCTATATCAACAACTTTTGATTTAATTGAGTTCCAAGTATCGATAAGATTGTTTTTTACATTCTTAATAATATTGCTAATACTAGTTTTTAGACCATTAAATTTATCTTTAACACCATTCCATAATGATTTGGCAATATTTATTACTTTATTTTTTATTGAATTCCAAACACTGTATAAGAAACTTCTAATTTTACTTGTTATTGAATTAATACTATTTTTCAAATTATTGAACATGGTTTTTACGCCATTCCATAAAGTCTTAGCTCTAGAAACAACGCCATTTTTAATATTAGTCCATAATTTTAGAGCGAAATTCTTAACAGCATTAAATATGTTATGGATACCTTTACTTAAAGTATTAAATGTATTTACTACTCCAGTTTTAAGCCCTTTTACAATATTTATAACGCTGTTTTTAATAGTATTCCAAACTTTAATAGCAAATGATTTAATAGCGTTAAATATTGTTGTTACAATACGTTTCACTAAGTTAAAATTAGATCTAACCTGATTAACGTATGCTTTAATAATTGCAACTACACTATTTTTAAGTAGAATCCATATTTTAATGGCTGCTGCTTTCATTCCATTCCACAAAGTGGATAATATAGTTTTCAAAGCTTGAATTGGGTGTTGTACTGCATATTTAATTGCATTCCATATTGTAATAGCCGAAGTTTTTAATGCGTTCCAAATACCGATTATATATGGTTTTAAGAAACCAAATACAGCAATAGCAGTATTTTTTATTGCGTTCCAAGCTGAAATTACAACGTTTCTAAATGTGCTGTTGGTTTTCCACAAATATATTATGCCACCAACTAATGCAGTAATTGCAGTTATAACTATACCAACGGGACCCGTCATAAATCTCAGAGCTAAGCCTAAACCTTTGGTTGCTAATGCAGCTGCTTTCGTTACGCCTGTCCAAACAACTGTTGCAGCAGACGCTATTTTTGTTTTAATAGCTTGTGCAGTTTGCGATGTGCTCAGTGCAGCTATAGCATATCTATATCCATTAGCTATTCCTTTTGCAGTGGCAGTAACACCATTCCATATAGCTTGTGAAGTGGCCGATATTTTAGAAGCAACGTTATGTCTAATGAAGAATTGTATCAATCCAGACATACCACTAAACATGCCACCAATTACACTTGTGAATTTACCGAAAATAGTTAATACCGGTCCCATTGTGAATAAGACAATGCCTAACCATTTAGCTAAGCCGCCTAGAGTTTTTTGAGTGCCTCCGTCCAATCCTTGATACCATTTAACAATTCCACTGATACCATCTATTATTTTGCTAAAAGTATTTCCTAGAGCTACACCCCATTGTTCTGCTTGAGGACCCATTTTATCGAATGTTTCCGTTAGATTATTCATAATAGGTTTTAATTTCGAGAAGAAACCGCCACCTTTACCACCAGCGTCAAGAAATGCGGCGCCTAATCTTCCAACTGCCGCCCACATATTTTGAACTGATGCAGTAAATGATTTTTGACCCATTTCTTTTGCTGCGCCACCGATATTGTTACGAATTGCCTCTTGTAACATCTTACTGGATATTTCACCTTTAGAAGCCATTTCTGTAACTTGTTCTCCAGTCACTCCTGCTTCTTTTGCTAACCATTGATAGATAGGTAGACCGCGGTCTGATAACTCTTGTAATTCGCCATTATATGCTTTGTTTTGTGTTTGAACTTTATTTAATGTTCGACCCATTTCTGACATATCGACTCCGGCAACTGCCGCAGCATCACCAGTAGTTGTTAAATATTTTGTTAATTCTTTACCTGGTTTTATTCCAGCAGCAACCGCGTTTGCAGCAGTAGTTGCAGCTTCTCCCATACCAAACGATGTGCCTTTAACAGATTCCATAGCATTATCCATAATCGTATTAGTATCTTTAGCACTATTACCTAATGCAGATAATTTAGCTTTAGCAGTATCTATTTCTACTAAACGACCAAATCCTTTTGTAATTGCAATTCCAGCTAACGCACCACCAGCTAACAAAGCAGGCTTAGTTATCTTACTTGTCAAAGATTGTCCCATCGTTTGTGCTTTAGTACCTACATCTTGCATGCCGGTTCCAATTGACTTGAATTTATTGCTCAGTTGACCCATAGAAGAAAAATTTTGTTTATAATACTGATCTAATCTTCCATATTCATCTTTTAAAGCGTTAATAGAATTAGCTTGTTTATCATATTCTGTTTGTAGTCGTATAGCTTTAGCACTATTTGCACCTTGTTCTTGAGAAACTTGCTTGTATTGAGTTTCTAATTGCTTTAAATTAGATGTACCAACTTTTATTGCACCATCTAAGTCATTCATTCTTGATTTATATGATGCTGCGTTTTTCTCTCCGTATTTAAAGTTATTACCTGATAACTTCAAACTAGAGTTCAGGGACCTAAACTCACGTTTTACACCGGCAAGTGTTTTGGCAACACCCATATCACGCATGGATAGGTCAATTTGCAACCCTTTTATCCTTTCTGCCATTACTCCACCTCCCTACTTGTGAGATATTTACATGAATGCATCAATCATTGATTCTGATTTTTTAACATTTTTCTTGCTTGATTCATCTACTAATTCCATAAAAAAAGAAAAGGGCATATCTAAAATATCGTTGATATCTTTGCCCCCTTCTTTCATCATCTGTAGCATTATTTTTTTCATGTTTTCTTTGTGCTCTTTATAAGATATTGATTTTAAATTATTCTCGCTAGTTCCTTTTTTCTTTCTTCGTCCATTTGGCCTTGAGCGATAAATTGAATTTGTTGTTGTAATTCTTCTATTGCATCCGGTGCATGTAATCTGTCTAATAAGTCATCTTTTGTAAATTGTTTATTATAAATGTCCACAACCATATCAAGCATTTGGTCAATATTAGATTGAGATGAACTATTTTCATCTTCTTTCCCATCCATCAAATCAGCTGCATCATAAATTTTACGAAACGGAATTTGTGTTGGAGTTATAAATGTATCGAATTTTGCATTTCCTTCTGTATCAGTTACTGCGTTGCCTTTTTTGTCAATTTGAGTTAATTTAATAAAATTACGTTTAGCCATAGTTATTATTCTCCCTTTTATGTTTTTATTTTTTATTTGCAAATAAAAAGAGGGCTCGTAGCCCTCAGTGTAATTATTCTTCTATTTCTTTGATTAATACTTTACCGCGCTTATTGTCACTTGTTGTAAGGTCTAATATGCGATCGTGTGCTACTTTTTTATTAGCTGGTTTTGGAAATGTATCGCCAGCATTATATACTTTATTCTTATCTTCTAAATCTATAAATTTATGCAATACTTCATATTTTTTCTTAGCCATACTCAAACCTCCTGTTTGTTATGCTCCTAATTCTGCTTCTGGTGTACCTTCTGTTGGATTGCTACTTTCAGCACTTTGACCAAATACCGCTTCCCAAATAGCGTCTTTCATAACATTGGCACCTTTTGCATCATGTCCAATTAACATAGCCTTTTCTTCTTCAAAACCTTTAACTGGTGCTTGCATGAATTCAGCAGAAGTGGAATCAGAACTGAACTCAACGCCGTCCTCTTTCGTGTTACCTTCTAGTTCTGGGAATGTGAATAATCCTTTTGGTAAACCAACGTATTCTCTTGAGCCATCTTCCATTGTTTTAGCGAACATTACAGCCACATATGGAGGTGTATCGTTACCAACCGATACAATGCCACTTTCTGATTTTTCTAAACCAAATAACGCTACTCTATCTTCTAATGGTAGTTTGTGGAAACCTGCTTCTACCTCAATTGTTCCATTGGCTACTGCCATTTCTGCTACTTGGTTATCACCATAAGCTTTTTCAATATCTTGGTCTTTCGATACTGAAATTTCTTGTAAATATTTAATACGTTCTGGGTCTTTAACAACTTGCACATCTTCACCATGAACTTTGTAATAAAACTCTGTTAAACCTGTAAATGAACGGTAATTTTTCTCTGCCATATTAAAACACTCCTAAATTTTGTAATATTGTTTGCCTTCAAACCTTTTCGCTTGATGGTATAGTTTGAAATCCTTGATATATTCGGGTTTAATTGAGGAAGTTTCGCCAAACCCCAATTGCTCCCACATGATTCTTTGCAATAAAAAAACGAGCCTATCTGATAGGGCTCGTCCGTTAATGCCTTTATCCTGTTTTACAAATATGTCTATTTGATATAGATATTCGTATGTTAAATTGTCATCATCTGCAAAATCAGAAGGTTTAGGTGTATCTAATGGATCTATGACAATACATGTATTTGTGATTTCTTGTGCATTAGGATAATCGTAAAATTTAATATCGCTTTTATTAACGTTGTTCATTATTTCTTGATTATCTATGATTGCGTTATATATCTTCATCATGATGTCTTCCACCGCTACACCCTCTTTCTGATTTCTTCTTTTACTGTTCTAAAATATGTTTCTCTACCTTCGCGCATTGCTCGTTCAATAACACCTTTACCAGCAGTATTAACCCATTTACCTGAACGGTCATAGTGACCAAATTCGTTTAGATGAATAATCCTGTAACGTTGTTTAGGACCGCGCCAGTGAACTTTCACAGTGCGTACACCATTAATAGTCATCGGTTTTGACAAGGAAGTTTCTTTTACAGATTCTCCAGTATCCTTAAATGAACCAATATTACTTTTAATTATCTGAACAACTTTTTGACCGCCTTTAGTCAATGCAAAATCAGTAATACGTTTAGTTGCTGTTTTACCAAATTTCTTTTCTAAATGAGCGATAATTTCTTTATCACCTTTTACGGATATACTCATTCCTCTTCACCAACCACCTTGATGTAGTTAGGTGTTTTAGCTGGTGCAACATTTTTTATATTAAAAAACAACCCAGCATACATACCGTTTTGTATCTCAAATGAATGATTAACATTAGGTATGAATTGAGGTTGTGGGTTTCTAATATTTAATGTGACTGACCTTTTGCTAAGTTCTAAGTTTCCTAACTGAACATCTTTTTGTGTAGGCTCATATAAACCACTGAAACAACTGTATACTTCTTCAACATCGTTCATGCCAGCCTCGGGTCCATCATTCACACTCTCATAAAAAGTAACTCTATAATCTAATTGATTAAGGTTCATAGGCAAGCACCTCAATGTTTTCTTTGCGCCACTTGACTAAATCACTTCGTAGAGTTTGTACCAGTTTCATAGAAGATGACGGTATATCAAAACTTTGTTCATTAGATGTAATTGAACGATTATCGTTATGATGCGCAATGATGTTTAAAACTGCTAAATTAAAAGTTGGATTATCTTTATAAAATGGTTCATCTTCTTCATTTAATGAAACTGCCGTTTTAACTTCGTTTATAGCACCAGGTAAATAAACATCCATAATTAGATCATCGTCAAAATCGTGGTCAACACGTATCGCTTTTTTTATTGATTCAACGCTATCTAGTTTAAACATTGGATACACCTACTTTTCTTATGCTCCTAAATCTCCACTAGGTTCTGTTGCTGCATCTTCAAATGTAACGAAGAAACCAGCATTTTCATCAGCTTGTTTAACATCGAAACGGAATGCACCCATCAAGTATTTACCGTAGATTTGGTTTTCAATCCATTGAACTGACACGTCAGTACGGTCTGCGAAGAATACGCCACGTTTGATATCTCCAATAAATGCTTTTGCATCACCATTGGCACCAAGTAAATCATCACGTACAACTGTTACATTCATACCTAATACAGTATTGCCAGCAGTATTGATAATGCTATCTTGTAATAAATAACGACCGTTACCATCTTTCAAAGTGTCTAACTTTTGGTAGAAACTTTGTGTACAGATGATTTGACGGTCGTAACCTGGGTCTAATTTCACGTTGATGATTGATTTTAAATCGTCCACATCGGAAACTGTTGTTGGGTTAAAAGATTTTAATACAGTTCCGATTCTTTCATTTAAAGTATTGATTTTTTGTTCGTTGATATTTTCAGACACAATAGCTGTTAAGTTAGCAACTGAATCGTCCAATGCTTCTTGAGAGATTGGAATAGAACCACGATAAGTTTGTACTTTCCATTCAATTGATTTGAACTCTGGTTTAGCTAACTCTGGGTTTGCTTCTAATTCTGCAACTGTACTGAATTTAGCATTAGCACGTTTCAAAATTGGGTATTCTCCACTAGGTCCAGAAACCTTTTCTTTTTGCACTAACTCTGATAAGTCTTGTACTGTGTTAACTTCTTTTTCTGGGATATATTTAATATCATGTGGGATTGTTACACCTGCATCGTCAGACTTAACGTTGTCACGTTTAGCCCCTTTTGATTTCATGTACTGCTCGAAACCTAAGATTTCTTCATTTACTTCTGTGTTTTGATTTAATTTCGCCATAGATCGTTTCGCTCCTTCTTTTTTCTTTTTGTCTTTTTCTTCTTCCAAATCATCTTCTGTAGGTTCTTCAACTTTCTCGATAACTGGTTTTTCTTCAGTAGATGGTGTCTCATCTTCTTTTGGTTTTTCTTCAGTCTTTTCTTCACCTTTAGCATCATCGACCGAAGTATCTTCTTTTTCTTCTGCTTTGTTGTCGACCTCTTTTGCACCTTCATCTTTAGGTGGTACCTCTTCTTGCTTAGGTGCTGATGATTCAATTTCTTGTGACAATTGTTCTAGTTCTTCATATTCTTTTTTCTGCGCATCGATATCAGCTTTTAAATTACGAGCTGTTTCAAGGTCTCCCTTATCAATTGCTTCTTGCGCTTTAGAAACCAAACTTGTGATTTCTTTTTTGCGCTCGTCTAAATTAGCCATTAATATGCCTCCTTATTAAAATTGGGTATAAAAAATAGCCTTACGTTTTAAAACGTAGGCCGTCCAACTCAATCGCTATTTTCAATTTTTCTAATTCTTTAACTTCCGTGAGATCTTGAGAACGTTGAGCAACTAACACTCCGGTATCTTTATATGCTGGTGTGGTGACAACACTTACATCGAGTAACTTATCGAATTGTTCTACATTCCTAACATATTCTCCTTGTTCAACCGTCCAAAAATACCCTGTATCTTTACCATTGTTATCTTTTGGAAACCATGCATGGAAACTACATTCGTTAACATTACCAACGTCTATGTTTTCATATATATCTTTAGCATACGAAGTATTAGGTAACTTACACTTAAACTTTAAGCCTTTACTATCAAGCGTTAGTTCTAGTGTTTCTGCTTTTGTTCTACCTATAACGTATCTATCTTCATGATTGATTAAACACTTGACATCACTGATATCCACATTGTTCAACGCATTAGGTAGTACGCGTTCTTTAAAGCCACCTACATCATTACTCAAGGAATTAAATATTAAAGCATATCCTTCAATAACCATGTCTTGTGTAGTGTCAACGTTACTGTTAGTCATAATCATCACCCCCTTTAAGGGTGTTTTTTTCTACTTCCTTATCAATCTTAGATTCTTGATAATTTTGTAATGTGGATAATGGTGCTCTATTTAAATCCACAAGTGGTTGGTCACCATGATCAATAGGTTGATATCCAAATACACTTCTTGCCTCGTCTGTTGATATAATCCCTTTACCATGCAACTCTGTAATACGTTGCAATTGTAGTTCTGGGTCTATATCGATTAGTCTTGAAGAATCAAACTCTAATTCGTAACCAGAATCAATGAACTTAAATATCTTAGTTTCAAGTTCCGATATCATCATTTTGAATATTGGATCTAATGTACTTTGTAAATATTCAAGATTGGCTTGTGTTATTGAAGTGTTAACAGTTTCAATGCCTAATTTGGATACTGGTAATCCAAAAGCTTTAGCAACTTGTGATGTACTGAATTTATAACTGTTCAGGAAATTTAATACTTCTACCGGAATTTGTAATCTGTTAAATTCCATCGTGTCATCAATAGCAACTAAGCCACCATTGTTTTTTAATTGACTTTCTGAGAAATTCTTTTTCAAATCTCTAAGTTGTTCAGCGTTGATTTGTCCTTTTTTATACCTCAATACTGATGTGGATGTTCCACCATTATCAAAAAAGTTACGTAAAAAGTCTTTTGAACCTTGAGAAATTCCTATCTCATGAGCCAATGCATACAATGGACTGTAACCCACATAACCATCTAACGTGATATATCTAAAATGCAATATATCTTCGCTAGTTATCTTGACTGCATTTCCTTCATAATCTTCACTAACGTTGTAAATAATCTCTCCGTCTTTTTCTTCAATTCCTACTAAGTCGTTATGTAAGAAATTAAAGCCTGTAGGGAAATCGTTTTTATCTCTTATGATTTCAACGAATGATTGTCCATTGAGTAACATGTTAGCGATAATAATGAATTTGAAGTGCCAACCCGGTAAATCTGAATGTGGATTATTATTAAACAAATTCAGTATTTGATTCATTACAGTGTTTGATTCATGCCCTTTAACCTTTAACTTGGTACTTGCAATGTCTGCAGAAATAATACGTGTCGCAGTAAATACATCACTATTCTTTAATGCATTTATCCCTGTATAACTTGCATGCGTGCCATGTTCTTGAAAGTACAATAAACGTTCTAGATCCTTACTCATTCTTTCTTCTTTATTGCTAAACCCTAAATCAAGTAATGGCATTAATTTTCACCTCCTTTACCATTCGAGGTATTGTCATATGCTTGGTTAAGTATTCCTGCCATACCAATAAAAATAAAACCACCAACAATATACGCTAACGGTTTCCAAAAAATATATAATCCATAAAATATTCCTGCTATACCTACGACAAATAATAAGAGTATAAATAATGCGTAAATAATTTTCCTCATATCCACACCTCCTATAAGAACAACGGCATAAATGTTTCTGTATCCCATTCATGTTCGCTTGCAATTACATAAGCAAATATTGTAGCCATTAATGGGTCAATTTTATGTCTGTTCATTTTCTTTTCAATCATTATTGAATCATTCACATTTTTAGATATTGCATTTTTAGCAGCTATATCAAGTAATGGGTTTTTATGATGTTTAATGTCTCCATTAATCACATTTAATTTAAAGTCTAAGTTAGGATTAGAAAGTGTTTGTGGACCTTGTCTAATTTCATACAAGTCATAAAACCATTCTCTACGTTCAATCTCTGCTAACACACCATGTATTGAATAAGGGTCATAACAAATTGCTTGAACATCAAGCTTGTGGGCATTTACATAAGTTTCAATGTAATCTAATACTTGATTAGTATTTATGATGCCACTAGACAAGTTTGTGATAGTGCAATAGCCATCTTCTGCCAATTGACGATAGTCTATAAGGTCACGCTCAATCTTGCCTTGTAGACCTCCCTTAGTGCCCACAAATGAGTGAGAGGTAATGTAATATTGTTTATTACTTTCGTCTAAATGTATGAAAGATACTGCGGTTAAGTCATCTGCACGTGATAAGTCTAATCCTATATAAACTTTTGAATTGTTAATGTTGAAGTCAGTTTCATTTTTCTTCCAATCATTGAAATCTAAATATGATTCTTCACTTGCTTGCATCCAATAATTGAAGTTTTTCACTAATACTCTAAACATAGAACCTTTTTTCGTAGCCTCTGCAACACGTTTCTCAAGAAAATCATCAATTTGTTCCTTGAGTTCATCTGTTTCATTCATTAATGGATTAGATTTAGCCCACATTGAACTGTTTTGCCATTCATCTTCACTATCTTGTTCGAAAATTACGGCAAAATATTCATCATCTTTGTATACTTCGGCTAAAATATCTTTTGCATAAGGCCATTCATCTGTATACATAGGCGCATTTAAATCAAATCCAGCAGTAGATATAATGAAAATTAACGATTGTAGCAAGTTACCTTGACCAGATTGAATAAGTTCTAACATTTCGTTTGTTTTCGCTGCATGGTATTCATCTATTACTGCTAAGAATGGCTCGAAACCATCAACTGCACCAGTATCACGTGACAAAGGCCTAATGTACGAACCGTCTTTAGTATGTGTAAGTAATTCTCTTACTTTCTTAACGTCATTCTGCAACTCCGGTACCTTAGAAATGAAATACATCAACTGCTTTGAGACCATGTTGAATACAATGCTAGCTTGTGATTTATCATTTGCAGCAGTAAACATTTGTCTGCCTTCTTTAGGTTCTTTATCGAACAAGAAAGCGTACAATACTAAGCCCGAAACTAATATCGACTTACCTTGTTTACGTGCCATAGAGATAAACGCTTTTTTAAATCTCAACATATCCGTATCTTTCGTAAACCAACCACGAACGCTTGAAATAATGAACTTTTGGAACAATCCAAGTTTGTTAATATTTCCTTTTGTATCAGGTAACGCCTCAACGAATTTAATAACCTTTTTAGCGCGTTTAGGCTTGTAGGTATAATTCCAACTATCATCATTGATTGACCGTTGTATGTCCTTTAAATGACGAATACAAGCTAATCTAGTATCTTTGCACGTTATATATGTTCCAGACAGTACCATAACGCAATACTTGTAGGCATCGTCTCTGTATTCATTAGGTATATCAAGTAATTTTTCGTATGCTTTAGGTATAGTTACGCTAGTCATCGTCATCAACACCAAATTCATCATATACAGAACGCTTAACTTCGCTTTCAGTAGGTACAACCAACCTCATACGGGAATCAATTGTCATACCTAATTGCCCACATATAGAACGTAATTCTTTCAAAGACTCCATATACGCCATAAAAGCGCCAGTTTTACGATTAGTTTCTGGGTCAACCATACCTTCAATACCATTTTTCTGACTTATAGAGCGATAGAGCGTATCGTTTTGATCTAGTACTTCGCAATATTTCTTGATAAGCGAGTAATCTAAATCAGCAATCGGTAATTGTTCGAGTAAAGGCACAACCCTCAACCATTCTTTAGCAGCATTATCGGTTAATCCCTCTGGTATAGAATCAACGTTTATCTTCTTGAATGCTTTAAGCCCATTCTCTTTTAATTCTGCTTGTTCCAATTCTTCTTTTGTTCTATTTCCTTGCTTTGTTGCGTTTAATTTTGGTTTTCTTCCTGCCATTCCAGCACCTCCAGACGATATGTGACTTTGTGAAAGTTTTCATTTTGGGAATTTGGTCGCAAATAAGGTCGGCTCGTTGTTCGCTCGTCTCAGAAGTGACGGGGGTTTTCCTTCGCCCCAAAAATTTTTGAATTTATTTTTCAAAAATTATCACGAAATTATTTCTCATGAATTTTGTTATGGCATGAAATACATACCGCCTCTAAATTTTCCATATCCAGTCTTTTCGACCAATCCCGTTTCAATTCAATCTTGTGATGGACAATTAAATCTTTGTCATTCACTACACCTTGAGCTAAACAGTGTTGACATAAGTAATTGTCACGTGTAAGCACTTGTATACGTAACTTACGCCACTGTGTACTGTTGTAGAACGTTGTATACTCCTTGTTACGTGAGTCATGTCTAACCTGTTGGTTATACCTTTGTGTATTGGCTTTCCTATAGTCTTGCAACTCGGTTTGAGTATATGACTTATTACCAAGTCGAACCTTTGGTTGAACAAACAAATGAATCAACTTCTTCCATTTGAATTTTATATTTAAATAATTAATATTAGAAATTAAATTAAGAAAAGATAAAACGAAATCAAAATCATTTTATCTTTGAGTTTAGAAATTGTTTCATTTATCAAATGCAAATTAATCTAATAAAGTTTATGATCAACAAAACATTTCTTTTGATATTCAATTGTTAAACAACAATCATCAATTAGTTTTTATTATTCAATGTTTCAATCAATCTCTTAAACTGATTAAACCTTTTAATATAATCAAATGAATGTTGTCTATAAAACTACACACAATGTCATTACTGTGCATATCATTATTAAAGGGTATGACACCTTAACTCCCTCACCTTAATTAGTAGTGTCCTTTAATATATGTGTCCTTATTAGGTGGGTCGATTAAATAGCTGCATACAAAAAGACACACCTGCGGAATAGGTGTGCCTAAATATAATATAGTATCTTTATTTATAACGCCTTAACTGAAATACCCTATGTTATCATAATAACCTGTTGACACTGCGCACTTCCACACAATTAGGAGTGCGGTCTATTCAAAGTTAATCCAACCAATTCGTTCGGCTGTATCTCGCATAATCTTATTACGCATTCTTAATACTGCGTCCCTACTTATAATCTTGTCATCGGCTCTACGCTTAGTTAACTCATGTGCTATATCTGGCCATTCATATATAGCCAAGTCCTTCTCCCAGTATCTATATTCAATAACAGCCTTCTGTTCATCAGTCGCTCTATTATAAACATCTTCTACTGCTTGTAATGTTGCTTGTAAATTACGATACTTGTTATCTTTATGTAGCTTGATAACTTCATTCTCTACTGGACTACTAACAATGTTTGATTTCCCACCACCTATATTAGTATCTTGCGGTTGGTATAACAGTTCATATCTTCTATATGCTAACTGTCCTTTTAAATCATTGTAGTTAATCCAATATTCTTCTAACTTAGGTAAATCAGCTCTGCCAAGTTTCATATAATACCTCCAAGTTATTTCTTATTAATGTATGACTGAATATAATTCTTCAAGTGCGCCTTCTCATATCTAAGTGTAGATATCAAGTCATTCTTAACACTGTTTGATATGAGTAACAGTATCGTAATGACACCCAATATTATTGATGTGATTATCCACATACGCATTACCTCCATTTACTTATTTCGTAATCCATAGGCACTTTATCAACCGCATCATTCGCAGTGAGTTTGATTATGATTTCATTTGTAACGTATTTGCTTAGTTCGTATAGTGCAATTATTAGTAATGTTTTAAGTATTGGTTTCATTTATTCGTCCTCCTTAAATTCCCACTGATTAACAACGTGTCCACATTCTGTACATTTGAGTTGTGCGTTCAAAGGGCGTCCGTCATTATGTTCATATACGAATCTTGGGAGTTCTCTGTCAAAATCTTGTTTTCTAGTTGTCTTTATTTCCAAACTATCTTCATAACACTGACCACAAACTTCACCATCCATGTCCAATCTAGTAACGATAGGCCATTTCCAATTTCTGTATGATTCCCAGGCTTTGTCGTTTAATTCTTTTTCATAATTATCAATCAATGGTTGCACATCTTTCAATTTATCCTCTAGCTTATTAATACGATTTTTTGTCTCATATGAGGTGTATTCTCTTAGTGGTCTGTTTGACATCAAACTACCACTGTTCTCTTTTTTATTACTCATGTACACTATCATAATTGAGTTTCCGATAGTTGCTAGTGCTACTAAAAACATTGCTATGTTTGTTAACATATTCACTCACTGTCCTTTCTTGTAATCTTTACCGAATAAACTTTCCATTGTTTCTTCCGAAGGTCTTTCAAAACTCACTACTGTAGAATTATTTGTTTCTGTAATGATTGGTTTCTTCGCCATTTCCTCAGCCTCTTCCTTACTCTCTGCCTCAACAACTTGATAAGTTTCGTTATCACGTATTTTAGTAACGTCTGTGAAAGTTTCGCCTGTGATGTGGGTTGTGTGTTTGATTAGGTATTGTGTCATTGCGTCACTCCTTAAAATGTAAATGTCATTTCTATTATTTTATATGTGAATAACAAAACGAAAGGTATTGCCGCAGCACTCACTCCAAACGCTATCGCTATGGTTCCATCTTTAGATAATATACCTTTATCATGTTTCATTCTTTTCGATTCCCAAGCCCACTTCATAATTATTCCTAGGCAACCTATTGAACCTAAAACCATTAACATAATTATGAATTTAAATATAAAGAATCCCATCCACACTCACTCCTTATTCATATCTTTTCTGACCAGTGTTTATATCAATTACAATACGTGTAAATTTCTTATCATTATGCTTGTGTTTATTCTTATTAATGTTCATTTCCTCAACACTTCCTTAACTTTTTCTTATATATTTCTACTTTGTTTTCTTCTATATTGCTGTGTATGATAAAACCGTCAAACTCTTCATCTTCTAAGTAACTTTCTATTTCTTCTCTGTGTATAACAAACAGTTGTTGGTCTTTTTCAAATAACTTTGATTCGATTTCCTTCACACACTCACTCCTATTTTAATAATTCGCCTAATGTTAAAAGGAAAGATAAATACATTGCTACGATTAATAATGTGATTACTGGGTGCTTTGTTATATTTGCTATAATGTTATTTTTCCATCTGTGTACCCTATTCATTTCCTCAACACTTCCTTAACTTTTTGAAGAATATCTTTATCTTGTTCCACTTGACCCAAAACCTTTTTCTCCTCTTGCTGTTTCATTACTAAACTCCTTAACTGGTTCTAACTCTGGTGTCCATATTGGTACGATAACTAACTGTGCTAGTCGGTCGCCTTTGTTGATTTTGTATGTGCCATAGGGAACCAATACTTCTTCATCATTTAACTCGATTTCTTCGCCATTTATATTAAAAGCTGTATAAACCTCACTTAAAATATCATAGTTATTAAAATTTTGATTATCATTCTTAACATTAATCTTCATATGACCTTGAAACCCTGCGTCAATCTTACCCGTCTCAACTACAAGATGTGTCTTACTACTCACACCACTTCTGCTAGTCAGTAATCCCACATAACCTTTAGGAATATTCACTGCTAGATCAGTAGCGACTAATGTTTTCTCTTGTGGTTCGAGTACTACTGTTTCTGCTGCGTATATGTCATAACCAGCACTTTCGTCATCTGCGCGTTTAGGTTTAGTTGCGTTGTCGCTTAGTAGTTTGATTTGTAATGTATTGTTAATGTATTTACTTGCGTTTTCTATTAATTTTTTAGCATTAGTCATTTTGTTTGTCCTCTCCTTCTAATCTATCTAATGCAATGTTGTATATTCTTAGCACTGTTTCAAATTCAGAATCTGTTAAATATGGAGTTAGTCTTTTAGCCATTGATAAAAAGTCTCTTACATTTTCATTTGCTATTTGTTGTTTCATCTACTCGTCCTCCATATCGCTTAGTAAGTTGCTAAATCCGTTTGTGTTGTCTGCATTATCCATATCCAACAATTCGTTCTTTTGTTCTATATATCTTAAATAGTCGCCCTCATCTTCATGGTGGTTAATAATCAAGCTGTGCAGTTTAGTAAACTTCTCAATCTTCTTTTCCTTCAACTCTTGCCATGCGTCTTTATATTGATTAGTTTTCATCGTTTGCACGCTCCAAATCCGAAATTATTTTGTCGTATTCTTCAACACTTTCTATTAATTCATGTCCATGACGTACCTCGTTTTTGTATGCCTCAATAAATTCTTCTTTGCTTTGCATATAAAAGTCGTATGTTTCTTTAGCGAAATTACTGCGTTTAATATAATCATGTGGGTAGGTTTCAATACTTTTGACCATATCTACAATATAATTATCAAACGCCTTTGCTTTGCGATAGACTTCTTCAAGTTCTTTAACTGCTTGGTCTGTGCTAATTGCTGAAGTCACACAACCTATACTATTTATTCGTTCATACTCATACGCCATCTAACCACGCTCCTTGTAATACTTCTTGAAACCTTTTATTACATCTTTCAATACTGATAACATTTCTCTTCTAGTTAGCGATTCTTTATATTTTGCGCACAATCTAGTGATATCTCGTCTGAGTGTTATTTGTTCTATATTTCTGTTCCTTAAATGTTTTGGTAGTTTTTCGTAAGTGTAGTAGTATTTTAATTTCATCTAATCACGCTCCAATATAAACTCTTTAAAATCTATTCCATTATTGGCACAAATTGTTTTGGCTAAATCTTCTAAAACATCAATTTCACATTTCAAAGCGAATAAATCTTCCCCCATGAATTTAGCAAATCCAAATTCATGATACTTTCTGATTAATGTTTCTCTTACTATATTTTCTGTTGTATTTTTCATAATTAATTATCTCCCTTTTCCAATCTATCAATGAAGTTAACCAAATCTATATAACGACTTACCCCTGGATTGTTTTCTGCTTTCAAACGTATGTGGTTGCCGAGTTTACAATACTTATAATTTTGTTCGCGTAACGCTTTGATTTCGTGTTCACTGTTTATATTCTCAAATGTCAGTTGCTTGTTTAATTCACTTAATTGTCCATTCTCCCGTTCCAACTTCTCATTTTCCGCTCTATATTCATGTTTCTTTTTTTTCTTGATAGTTGAATATTTCATTTAATTGTTCGTTATTATCTTCTAGTTCTTCATTTTTCTCTCTCAACACTTTCAAATCGTCTATCAATGTGTCGCGTTCTGATTTGTATTGGTCACGTTGTTTTAGCGCTTTATATAAATGGTCTTGTAACTTCATAGTGTTTCTATTAATTACCTTTTCTTCTTCTGGACTCACTCGCCATCACTCCTCTAGTAAATGTTTAAGGTTATTAGCCAACACTAAACTTCCATCAATAAATCTTTCATCGGATAGTAACCACAATTTATATTTACTCACTCGCCATCACTCCTTACTTTGAATAGCTCTTTCAATTTTATGCGTTGCCCATACAATTGTTGATATAATCAATAAAGTATCTTTTTTAAATACAGCTCTATTCATATTTAAGTCACTTTCAATATTTCTGAAACCTTTGTAAATAGCATCTATTATATCCACTCGTCATCACTCCTTTTATTTTGTTCTCTTTCTTGTGAATCACCTAAATATGTGAAAATGCATAAATACGCTATAGATAACAAACCATATATTGCTACTAAAATTTTTAGTATAATCACTCGCCATCACTCCTTTTTAAGAAACGTTCCAAGCAATGATCTTCTAAATCAATTTCAACACCCGTTAACTCGTATGCTTTATAGATTACGTCACGTGCTGATTGTGCAGTGTTATCGAAACACTCATCAGTACCACACCATTCATCCGCTATTTGTTCCACATTGCTAGCATATTCAATAGCTAGAATATTAATAAACTCGTCTTTATCGGTTACCTGTTTTATATCGTCTATATCTCTCATCTACTCCACCAGCTTTCCGTCACGCCAGATTAAAGTCATTGTTAAGTCGTCGTTTAGGATGTAGAAGGCTTGTGTACATTCGTCCTTACAATCATTAATTGATAAACCTCTACTGAAAAAGAAGTCCTCTCCTGCTCCATCATCTCCTAGTTCCACTAACCCATCTAATTTCGTATCTTCCGTAATTTCTTCCTCGACTTCGACTGTGAAAGTATCGCCTTTGTGTATATCTCCATGTATTGATACAAGTATCCCTATTTCAAATCTAATTCTTTTAGCTTCAGCTCTATCATATGAAACGATAGATCCTGTTACATCGTTTTCAAATCCCCACTCAATCAACTGTGGTAAGTTTAGTTGTTTCTTAGTCTTTATTTTCATTGTCTGTGTCCTCCAATAATTCTTGCGGTATAACAATTTGCAATCCTCTATAAGATGAGTGCCAACCCTCGTCAAAATATTCTCTTGTTACCCTTAATCCAATTTCTTTATACTTTTCAATAATGTTATTTTGTACAACCTCAAGACTAGATGTTGATATTTCTTCACTTAGCCACAAGCTATAAAATTCTGATTTACTATGTGTTTTTCTGCCATGATATCCAGTACTTATTCTAATGTTTAATTTTCCAGATAAAACAGAACATTTGATTTTCTCATCAATATATCTTTCGATTTTTTCTTCCAATACTTTCCTTGCTTTAACATCGTTCCAATCTTTTAATTGTTCTATTGTAATCATTCTTTAACCCCTCCATTACTTTCCTGTTATGTGCTTTATCCTCTGGCAACACTGCTACGATAAAGCTGTTTCAATTCCCTATTTTCTTCTTCTAATTTTTCAACTTGTTTCTCTAAATCTTTCATCTCATCCAATAAAGTCCTTTGTTTTGATTTTTTATACCATTTATATCCAGCGTGGGTATTACCTTTTCCAAGTATGCAATTCGATATTGCTCCATTTCTAAAACCATCTTTTTCGGCAGCTAGCATCGATTCATATTCGATTTTATTGCCCGTTAAAATGTTTATACCTACAACTGGTGTTGATCTAATTTCAAAACTCCTTTTAAACTTTGTACTTGTTTTCTTTGTTTCTAATCCCCTTTGTATTCCTGTACCGTGATTAATATTTTCTTTTTGCGTACACCACTCTAAATTACTTACATGATTATTAGTCTTATTTTCGTCAATATGATTAACTACATTTTTACCGTCTATTAGAGGTATGAAATTTAACGCTACTAATCTATGGATGTCATATTTTCTCACTTTACCTCTTTTACTTAACGACACATGTAAATACCTACCTTGACTACTAAATTGCTTTAAATACTTTTTGTATTTGTTTGTCCACACTCTACCGTGATTAGAAATCTTATAAAGACCTTCATAGCCTTTTACATCCTTCCAAATTTCTTCCATTAAATCACTCCTATAATAGATATAAAACCTCTATAAAATCCATAATACTTTAGCAACTGTGCCATTTCTTTGGTGTTCATCCCACCGGTTTTATATTTGTATCTAATATTTATTGTGTTTGAAAGGATCATTGCTCTAGTACCAAATTATTGTTTTGGACAAATTCATCAAATCCTGCTTTATCAAATCTACGTCTTTTAAATTCAGTGAATTGTTTATAATGCCCACATACTATATATTTGCTACCTACAATATGAACATGTGCTACTCGAATGTTGTCACGTGTTAAATAGTATTTATGCTTGAAGTAATCCATCTAGTTCACTCCCACTTATCAAATAGTCGCTGTACGTAAAATTTCGCTTTATCAATATCTTCTCGACCATTCTTATGATTTGCTCTACTCAAATACTTAATAGCATTAAATACGTAAGGTGCTAATTCTGGTGGATATTGCTTACACACTTGGTCACAATAATCTATTACTTCTATCTCACCGTAGTTATAATGTGATGGGTGGTTAACTGTGTCGTTACGCTTACGTTGTTGTACGTCATTGGATTTAACTTTACTAATATATTCTTCTGAATCTTCAATAGCTTTCTCTAACCACTTACTAGGGTCTAATGGTTTGCTAGCTTTTCTAATTCTTTTGAAATCTGATTCATCTGATATAAATCGATGACCGACTATAGGTATTTCTACAATTGCTAACTGGTCACTAATTGAAGTCACTTTACCTTCTAAAGGAACCTTTCCGTTTGGAATTTGGATAGTATCTCCTAAATTCAAATCTTTTACCCTCACTTCACTCACACTCTACGTTTTACTCTCTATATAGTTACTCCACAAATCAAAGTAGTTATTGTCTGTGATTGTATATAAATTGCCCATTGAATTAATCTCTGCAAAATTTGTATTTTCATCATTAAATATTAAGTCTATTACTCTACCAACAACCGTCATACCTTCACTATTCTCACCCTTGCCTATGTCATACACAATGACGTAGTCATCTATATTTAAATCTCTGATTTTCATCTACCTAACCACCTTCGGGAAAATACTCGTGTTCATCAAATACTCACACCATTTACCTCTACGGTGTTTCTGTGGTGTTCCATTAAACAAATGTGGTTTCTCTTTTCTCAACTTCTCATCTCGATAATCTAATGTGGCTTCTTGCGTATCTTCTTCGTATGCTTTAGCAAAGTTAATATATTCTAGATCACGACGATTTAATCCTTTAGGTACTTGGCACGCTTCTTCTAACGTCCACCCTCTTAATAATCTTGTACGAATCGTTGCATCTGCTATATCTAAATCTTCTATTGCATTCAGATTATCTCCTACGATTTGATATATAATGTCGTGTATTTTAATTGTTTTCATTATTTGAGTCCTCCTAATAATCCTTAACTTGTACGTCTGATACTTTTCTAAATTTAATATCCTCGAAACCTAATTTCTCTGGGTTGTCCTTGTATGCTTCTGCCACTCTGTCAGCTTCTCTATTGCTTATTTCTTCTAAGTCATAATTGTCTGCCACAGGTACCGTGACCTCTTGTTCAACTTCCACTTTAATTTTCAGTGTGATTGTTGCTTCCATGCTTATCACCTTCTATGATTTTAATTTCCATTTATATCCACCAGCTTGTTTTCTTGTTCCATTCATTACACATGAGATGTGAAAAATGCCTGTTTGTCTTTGAGCTTCTTCTATAGATATATATTCATTAAGAATTTTATTATCTTTATCTAACTGAATAACTTTCTTTCTAGTTTTTTTAAGACTTGCTTCTTTTGTTTTCTCACTTATTTTTGGTGTCCAAAGTTTGTTTTCTATAGCATGTTTCACATTTTCTAATTGAGTTACCCACTCTAAATTAGTAGCTCTATTATCGTGTTTTATGCCATTAACATGATTAACATATTCTTTATTCTCTTCATTTGGAATAAATGCTTCAGCAACTAATCTGTGTATTGATTTGTTATTTCCTTTACCAAGTGAAATTCTTAAATATCTTTCTTTCGTACTTTTGTTCTTAAGGATTTTTTCTTGTTTTGTATTATTAAAATTATGACTCTTAACTCTACCTAAATTTGAAATGCTATATTTACCTTCATAGCCTTTAATTTCTTTCCAAATTTCATTCATGATATATCGCTCCGTTCTCAATGATATCTATGGCATCTTGTGGACTTCTCGCTACTCCATATAAAACGGGTTGTGTTTCAATGAACGTTTTAAACTTCTCTTGTTCTGGTCTCAATCGTCCTTTATCTGTTTTAACTTCTATAAATATTATCTTGCCATCCGTTTTACGAAACCCTACTGTGTCGGGAAAACCTTTAGGGAATAGTTGAATAACGCGGTTGTCTTTCGTAATAACTTTGCCTGCATTACTTCTCCACAATCTGTGACCTAATCTATTAACAGCAATAATTATTTCATTTTGTATTGTTTGTTCTGATTTCATAACTTCCTCCACAAAGTGCACACCTTTGTGTATACCTAAAACAGTCCTTAACCCTTACGGCTGTAAGGTTTTAAATAAATCGTGTATACCACCACTTAAAAGACTTCTCTATATTTATATAGCTTTTATATTTACGTATATTACTTTTATATTAATAGGTATACACTCTCTATATATAAAGTATTATAAACGTAGTCATATCAATGGTTTGGACAATTTTATTTTGTCGATTAGGTATACACATTGGTGTACACCTTTTGCTATTTTAAAGAATGTAATCCTGGATAAGTTTGTATTAATTCAATTCCGAAATAGTTAACACCTGTATTCATTCTTTTGCTTTCAAATTTCTCTTTCATTTTCTTACCAAATTTATTTTTGTCCATTTTGTACTCATTATTATCATCAGCCCATTTTTTAAAGGTTTCGTATAATTCGTTAGCTGTTGCTTTTCCACCATCTATACGTCTACACTTTTCTTCAATAAACTGTTCAATAACATCCATTTCAGTACGATAAGATTGTCCAGCATTCTTTAATTTCTCTGGCATTTCTAATCCTTCTCGCATCCACATGTATGCACCTTCTGTCATCCAATTGAGTATGGCTGGTGCTTCTCTTAATAATTTATACTTTAGATCTTTATCAACTTTTTCTTCTGGTATCTGCACTTCGAAAGGTATTAAGACTAAACGTCTCCAAATACCATCATCTGTTCCTCGTATAATTGGCTTATGGTTTGTTGAAACCCATATTTTGAATTTAGGCGTATATTCAAATTCTTCTGCATATAGGAATCTTGCTGTAACTTTATCTCCACCAGTGATCTGTTTTATTAATCCTTCATCGAATCTAAATCCTTCATTAGGTTCAGAAGATGTAACAAACCTTGCTTTGCTCAATCTGGCAATATCTGTATTTACATTGTCGTTCTTCTTAACCATTAATGATTTAGCTTGCATATTATTCGAGTAATCTCCAAGTATCTCTGCGATTGTTTCAACGAATATACTCTTACCATTACGCCCTTTACCATGAAGTATGAACATTACTTGCTCCCTTGTACTTCCTGTTAATGAGTAACCTAATGCTTTTTGAATATATCTAATAACTTCTTTATCTCCTGCAAATATATCGTTTAAGAAATCTAACCATACAGCAGGTTGCATTTTTTCTGAATAATCAGTATTCGCTATTTGTGAAAACATTTTATCTATATCGTGTTTGTATAGTTCACGACTTGTTAAATCAATATATCCATTCGATACATTTAGCAGCATATTGTCTTTGTCGAAACTATCTGGAGTAACAGGTCTACGGTGTTTCAATTCATCTGTGATATTTTTCTTTGATTGAGTACCTCTTGTTTTTTTATAAAACTTTTGAAAGAACTCTTTAGCTTCTTCTTCAGTAACTCCCTCACTGTGGATGATTTTTTCATTCTTCATACTCTCAATCATTTCATCAATGAGTTTGCGTATAGAACCTCTATCATCCAGTGTCCATTTTGTTCCATCATAGATATAGAATTTCTTTTCTACATAACTGTACTTATATAAGTTCCCGTATCTATCTATGAAACGATCTGCATTACCAGTATCATCATAGCTACGAATTGGATATTCTTCTTTTTTCTCTTTAGTATCAAAGATGTGGCTTAATGCATAACGCAATGGTTCTTTTTCTTCTTTAGGAGTATAGATGTTATTTGCTTCGTTAATTGCTTTAAATAATGTTTGCTCTCCGTATGTGGAGTTCTTTCGTTTCTCGTCCCATTTATCTCTATATAGATTAGATTGTCTGAATATACTATCCATTTGGGAATAATCTTTAGCACACCAGAATGCTAGAATATTTGCTAGAGCCATATCCGCTTCTGAGTGGGAATTATAATAAGGTTCGAAATTCCCTTTCATTAGGTCATCGAATAATTTTGATTGTTTCGATTTGTAAATTTCATTGATCACATCAATTTCAGACAAGTTGTGGATGTTTTGTTGGTAGTTATTCTGTGTAGGATACTTTACTGTATTGTCAGGTAAATATTTGTCATAGATTGTTTTGAATACTCTTTCAGATGTTTCTGTTACTTCTGAGTATTTACCTATTTGTTTACCAGTCATTGTAAAGAATCGACCACTGTCGTACATTTCTATGTTACCTTTACGTCTACGATTGCCTGGTATCTTACCTTTAACAATAATGTGTAATCCTGTGCCACTAGGGCTTATTTCTGTGTAACTTTTAAACGCTTCATTAAATTCACTAACAATATTATCTAGTTTATCTCCATGTTTATATCTGTGTAGATCATCATCTATTTTATCTATATCAATGCCAAGGTATGGGGGTTCAAAGAAGAACCCTATACCATCGACACCTTCTGCATTAACTGCTGCTTCATAACTAGACCAAGTACTTTTGTCATTTGATTTAGCAAATTCTCCAGTCTCTGCATTAAAAGGTAATTTTGTTTTTTTACCATTTCTTTCTTGTAGTTTCCAAACACACCAATTATTTAATTGTTTTAATTCATCTGGTATACGACTATACATTTAAATCACCCTTTACTTAAAATGGAAGGTCATCATCTTGAATATCTATAGGACCATTGCCTTCGAATGGATTGCTAGATTGCTTGTTGTCTTTATCTTTTTCTTTCCACTCATGATTCACTTGTGGGTATTTAGTATTTTTGAAATTCCAAGGTGCTACACGGTTTACCGTTTGTTTGTTACCTTTATATTCATTTTCTTCTTGTTTAACAAAAACTCTTACTGGCTTACCTCTGAACATAGAAAGTAATTGCTCAAAACTTTCTACTTTTGTACCTTCTGGCACACCCACACCATTTAAGTAGTGCATGAAGTTATCCATTTTGTATTTATATTCTCCGTCAATATCTCGTTTCCACTCATCTACAAAGATGTGACGATTTGCATATTTTCCATTCTGTTCTGCAAGTTCTGGTACTTTAGTTAAATCGTTACGAACTACTAATGTTAATTGTGTTTCTTCTTTACCATTTGGTGTTGAACGCTCAGATGCGTTTTTGATTACTACTTCGTACTCGCCTTCTGGAAGTGGTCCAAAGTCTTGATTGTTTTCCTCGATATTTGAATAATCTGTTGTAAATAATGTCATAATTAATTGCTCCTTTAATGTTTATATTTTTCTCTTAATGGTTTAATTTCTGCGTAAAACTGTGGGAAATTCATTCTTGAACATGCTGGATAATTAAATTTAACCCATGTTTCTTTGTAGTTATTTGCTTTTGCATATAAATAATAATCTTCTAATGTTTCTAAATCTGACTGTGAAATATTTTCTTTGCTGTACCTTTTTAGTGTGTAATCGACTTTGAATGGTTTGATATCAGTAAGCTCAGCATCTACTTTTTTTAACTCCGAACTTTCTGCTATTGTTTCATTTTCATGACCACACTCAGGACATACAGGTAAAGTATTATCGTAAACACCAAAGCATTCATTGCATGACGTTAGACCTATTACATTGGCATCTTGTTTGTTACTTCTTTTCTTAATACCGTTAAAGTACTTTTTCCAATTGTGTTTGGTATCTGGTAGCCCATGTCTTGCGTAATTTCCTACATGATCTATAATCAATGCTTTTTTATTAGGTTGATAACGCATTGAGCGCATAGCTTGTTGCATGAATAAAACTAACGAGTCTGTTGGTCTTGCTAGTATTACACAAGTACAATCTGGTACGTCGAAACCTTCACTTATTAAATCAACGTTGCATAACACTTTGATAGTTCCATTTCTGAAATCTTGCATGATTTGTTCACGTTCTAAATCTTTTGTATTAGCATCCGCATGAGCAGCAGAAATACCTTGTTCTTGAAACTCTTTAGCTATATCTTTACTAGCTTCAACACTGTGGGCATACAATATAGTTTTTTGACCATTTGCATATCTTTTGTAATTCTCAACAATATCTCCATATATTGCTTTAGGTATTGCTTCATCCATAGATTTTTTTGTGTAGTCACCAGTTGATGATTTTTTTAATTTTTTTGTATCTGCCATTACGACACTCTTATAGTCATAATCGGCTAATTTCTTATTTTTTATAAGCCACTCTACGCTAGGACCCTCGACTATTTCGTTATATATATCAGTGAAACCTTTGCCATTTGAACGCCAAGGAGTTGCAGTAAATCCTAAACGTAAGGCTTTAGGAAAGTACTCATATATTTCTGTATAAGTTTTTGCTCTACTGTGATGCGTTTCATCAGTTAGTATAATAGTTGGTGGTTTTAATTCTTGTAGTATATTTCTTGCTCTCTTTTCTGAAAGTATGTCTACATGATTTAAATCAACACCGTGTGTATTTAGAGTATGGGTTATTTGCATAATTAACTCTTTACGATGAACAATAAATAAAATGTGTCCACCCTTTTCGACTGCTTTTTTAACAACTTCAGCAATCATTACTGACTTGCCACTACCTGGGAGGTGACTGAATAAGCACACCTTGATTTTTTATAATTAAATTTCTAGCCTTATTCACCAGTTCTAATTGGTAATCGTGTAATTTAAACATGTCACTCTTCACCGTCCTTACCTAACTGAAACACTTCATCTTGTTTGCAGTGTTTGTCTTGTGAAAGTTGGTTTTTTGCCCATACTGTATTGCTGGGCGTTAGTATAAAACCTCTGTTACCCGTTTCTTCATTAATAACTAATCTAGCTACTACTTGGCACAATCCCGCAACATTATCCCTAATTGTGTGTCTGATGTCAGGCATAGTTCGTGTAAACTGTTGTCCACCTTCTGTGTAATGTTCTGCTGTAGACTCCCACGCTAGAAAAACTAAACGCTTATTTAAGTTTTGTAAGAAACGGAAACTATCAATTGTAAAAAAATCAACTTGTTGATAGTGTGCCATTTCAGGTGTGCGATTATTTCTACCATTCCTACCTAAATTTGCAAGCATTGATCTAAATAATTCAGAAATGTTATCTATTACGATATTGTCGTACATACTTAAATCTTCATCGTTCAAATATTTAGTAAGTTCTCCCCACTCTTTCCAAGCTTCGTGAGTATTAAAGTCTAAAATGTCAATGTTTTCATTACCTTCTAGTGGCTTCTCTGATTTGTCTACACTGATATATAACGTTTTGCCAGGAAGGAAATTAATCGTATGTGTTTTACCTTTACCTGGTTCACCGTATATAAGATAAGTAACAGTGTCTTTATTCATATCTTTAGCCGATTTAATTTTAAAACTCATTGTCTACCTCCTGATATTCAATTGTTTCAGTTACTGTTTTTTTAATTGCTATGTGGTAATCCATATTAATACTCGCTTCTTCCATACCGTTAAATTCTCTAGCTCTATTTCTATTCGTTGAATAACTAACGTCTGAATTATTATCAGTTGGTTTGTTAGTTATATAAATTGGCATATCTCTGTGACGGATAATGTAAGTTATTGTTTCACTCACCACTGCATCACCCGATTCATAATACGGTCTGCTTCATCAGTGTTTTGTTCAATCCAGTTATATATAGCTTGCTCAAATATTTCTTGAGATAATCGAAAACCTATATCTTCATCATTAATTTCAGCTGAATCTACTAAATTTTCATATTTGTCAATTATTTCAACAAATACACCATATTGAGTTTTAGTACCTTTCACGTGAAAAGTAAATCCATCTACGGTTATAAAATTCCTTCTTATTTCTCCTATTTCGTAATACATCTTGTCTACCTCCTATAATTGGTGGTATACTTGTGTTGTCTATTAATACAAATATACTTATTCGACTGTTAAGCGTTGGCGCGCTTAGCGGTCTTTTTTTCTGCGTAATACGCGTTCCAAAATGCGTAACTACCAATGAAACTTATAATGCTAAATGCAATACTGTAATGAAAGTCGAATGTGATCAGTGCGAATAGTGTTGTGGATAATATTGCAGTCAACCATGCTAAAATGTGTTTCATGTTATCACCTCCTTAAAATTCATTCCTATACTCTCTTAAAAATTGATATGCTTTAGGACCATCGAAACTCCAGTTTTTATTTTGTGAACTTGGATAAGTTGCTATCCCTTTACGTTCTAATATTTTTCTGAATTTAGGTTTGTAAAGTATACGTTCATTTACAGTAGTTTCACTTTTAAATGGAGATTGTTCTATAAAGTCCTTCTTCTTCCAAGTAGCTTTTTGTTGATTCATAATTAATTGATTATGTTCATCACGAGTAATTACTACGTATTGTTCTGGTATAGTCACTGTAAGTTGAGTCATTTAATTCACCTCCTAGTGTCTTTTATGACACTTATTCTCCAAAAAAAATATCATTCATTTGTTGCTTAGACAGATTTAATACATCCGTGATAACTAAAATCTCTTTTCTATCAAACTCATAAGTACCTCTTAATCGCTTATAGTAAGAACTTTTAGACATTTTAATGCCTTTAGAATTTATTTTATATAAAAATTCTTCTATAGACATTCCAGATCTAGTTACTTCTGCCTTTAAGTTGTTAGTGTTCATTTTCACACCTCCTGTGTCTTAAAGGATACTTACATACTACATGTAATTAATTATTAAGTCAACAGAAAAGTGTCTTTTTGGGAAACTTTATTTTTATTTCCTATATAAGTGTTGCCTTTAAGACACAAAAGTGTTATATTCTATACATACCAATTAGGAGGATAAAGCATATGAAACCAGACATTAAAAAAAGAAGATTAGAATTAAATTTAACTCTTGAAGAAGTAGGAAATATAGTTGGTGTTGGAAAATCTACTGTACGTAAATGGGAAACTGGAGATATTGAAAATATGAAACGTGATAAAATAGTAAAATTAGCTAATGCGTTAAAAGTATCCCCTTCTTATATTATGGGATTTGAAGAAGAACCAAAAGATGAACCTACAACTGGTTTCGAAACAATTGCTGCTCACCTTGATGGTGAATTAACTGAAGAACAATGGAAGAAAGTAATTGAATATGCTCGTTTTATTCAGGACAATGACAATAAGTAAGGGGTGTATATATGGGTAGTTTCGAACAAATGTTAATTGATAATGATGATGTGAAGATTAAAGAAACAAACATACTCCCCTATGAACTTAGTGGCCTAACTTTGGATAAAATGATATTACTCAATACAAACAATAAGCATGTTCATAAGCTAGAAGTATTAGCTGAAGAATTAGCGCATCGTAAAATTACATATGGTGATATACGTGATCAATCTAAAATTCTTAACAGAAAGTTTGAACTAAAGGCCAGACGTTTGGGTTGTGAAATGGTCATTACCTTAGATGGAATTATTGACGCTTTCCACGAGGGTATATGTAATTTGCATGAAATGGCATGTTATTTTGAAGTATCGAACAATTATGTTTTAAAAGCGATTGAACATTATAAAATGAAATATGGCTTAGATGTTTACTATAAAGGATACGTAATTAAATTCGAGCCTTTACAAGTATATGAACATCACAATTGGGAATAATCTAATTAAGGGAGAAATGTAGAATGAAAAAGGTATTATTTTTATTATTAGCAAGTTTCTTAGTAATGGCTGCATGTGGAAATAAAGAAGAAAGTAAATCAGAAGATAAAAAAGAAACTAAAACATCTAATAAAGACAGTAAGAAGAAAGACGATAAAAAATCTAAAGATGAAAAAGTCAAAAAAACTAAAGAAGAAACCAAACAAGTAACAAAAGACGAAAATACACAAGAACAACCTAGCACGCAAGAAAATGTTCAGTCACAAGAACAACAAGCAACTGCAGATTCTCAACAACCAGTTCAACAAGAAGAAGTACCTGCCACTTCAAAAGCTTATGGCTTAGATTATAACTATCCTCAAGAAAACAAAGCTAATAACCCTACTGGAGAATTAATTGATCAAGATGCACAAAGAATGGCAGACCAAGCAAGCGAATACGATGCAGAAGTCGCTGAACATAATACAAATGTTGATGCAAATCAATAATTTCAAGGGCACAGTAGGGTGCCCTATATATTTTTATCTTTTTTAGGAGGAATAGCTATGAATGTAACCAAACGTAACGGAAAATGGCAATATGACTTTAGATACAACGAAAAACGTTACCGTAAAGGTGGATTTAGAACAAAGAAAGAGGCAGAATATGCAGGTAATGAAAGATATAATCAAGCAACCAAAGGGATAGACTTAGACAATAAAATATCATTTTCTCAATATGCTAAAGAATGGATTGAAACATATAAGAAACCGTATGTATCAGCAAAAACTTATCGAGATAATTTTAGGCATTATGAAAAAATAAATAATTATTTTGACGACACCCCTATTAATAAAATAACTCGTCCACAATATCAGAAGTTTCTAACTGAATATAAGGAAAAGTTATCACAAGATCAATTAGGTAGAATAAATGCAATGTGTAAAAAGCTAGTAGAAAATGCAATGTATGATGGATTACTAACCAAAAATTTTACATTTGATGCAAAAGCAAGTTCTACTAAACCACCTGTCAAAAAAGAAACTGATAAGTATTTAAATTTAGATGAACTAAGTATGATTAAAGATTACTATATGAAACGTACGCAATACCTATCAGCGTCTACACATATCATATTATTAATGCTTGAAACAGGTGGCCGTTTCAGTGATTGCATTAATTTAAAACGTGAAGATATTAACCAATTTAAAAACGAGATATTTTTAAACGGTACTAAAAACGATACCGCCCCCCGTCATGTGAAAGTATCTAAAGAATTAATCGATGTACTAATGGAATATGCAAATAAACGTCCCGCCTCTATGAGTGGTTATCTATTCACACATAACGGCGAACAGATTACTAATCCTAGTGTTAACAAATCAATTAAGCAAGCGTGTGAGAAGTTAGAAATTAAAAGGAATATTACAAGTCATGCGTTCAGACACACTCACGCATCATATTTAATCTATAAACAAGTGAACATATATTATATATCAAAAAGGTTAGGTCATTCAGATATATCCGTTACATTGAACAAATACGGTCACCTTCTCAAAGAATCATTAGCAGAAGATGAAGAACGTACAGTAGAGTTAATAAGTAAAGTTTAATCGTCCTATCCCTTATGTATCAATGGGTTTCGCCATTTTTGGTCACGTGACCAATACAAAACACCTCTCGTGTCCACTCAGTGACCAAAATATTTAAACTTAATGATATTTAATGGAGGTCATAAAAAAAGAAACCCCGTAACGACGGGATTTCTAAGGTATGTTGATGTCTTATGATGTCATAATAATACCGGTGGTCGGGATCGAACCGACACTCCAAAGAAGGAACGGGATTTTGAGTCCCGCGCGTCTGCCAATTCCGCCACACCGGCTCAATAAAAAATTGAGCTTTCATTTTCAAAATGAAATACTTAAGTTCGAAACGACATAAATACATTATATTACTTAGTGCTTTTGTCGTCAATAGATTTCTTCAAAACCGCCAAAACACTACTTTTCAAAAGAAATATAGTTACTCTTTTTGAGTATAAATTGTCACTTTTATTATCAATATCAACCAACAATAAATAAAATTATCAATACTGCTATTAAATTTGAAATCATTTAGTACTTTTATCTCATATTAAACCTATGCTTAATCTAACACAATCTCATTTTCTTTTTCACCAATCATTTGTGTAATTTGATTAAATTCATTCATAACAGCAACTTTAGGAACATGACTCATTAATTCAGTTTCATTTAACTGAACATATGTCATAATAATCACTATATCATCCACTTCCACTAATCTGGATGCAGCGCCGTTTAAACATATTTTTCCAGTACCTCGTTCTCCCTCAATCACATAAGTTTCAAAACGCGCCCCATTATTATTATTAACAATAGCAACTTTTTCATTTGGCATTATATCTACTGCATCAAGTATATCTTTATCAATCGTTATACTACCCACGTAGTTTAAATTAGACTCTGTTACTCTTGCTCTATGTATTTTTCCATTCATCATTGTACGTATCAT